ATAATGACGGCTGGCCTGGTAACGGCGCTGTCGCTCACTACCTGTGGGGTATTGATCCAACTAATCCAGGCCCAGCGCGGCGATGGTTTGAACGAGAAGCAGCACGTTTACAGGAAAGGGCTGTTATGTCTGATGTTGAAATTCGCATGTTTGATACGGAGCCTTTAGAGCTTCGGGATAGCAGCGAAGGTATCGGCACTTTTTCTGGTTGGGCGATGCGCTACGGCAAGCCTTCCCTGCCGTTGCCGTTCACGGAGTTTTTCCAGCCCGGCGCGTTCACTCGTTCACTAAAGTCACGTAACGATATTCGCCTCTACGTGAACCATGATGATCGCATGGTTCTTGCCTCACGGCGCGCTAAGACTCTGCGCCTAGAGGATCGTGAAGAGGGCCTGTGGGTTGAGGCTGATCTACCAGATACTTCCTATGCGCGTGATCTTCGGGAACTTATGAAGCGTGGCGATGTGCACACGCAGTCCATTGGGTTTACTGCTGTTCGTGACGAGTGGAGCAATGATGGTGCCGAGCGTCGAGTAACAGAGGCACGCCTCCACGAAACGTCTATCGTTACTGGTATCGCTGCGTATCCGTCTACGAGCGCGGCAGTACGTAATATCCGTCTTATCGCTAAGCGCACGCAGATTGATGCCGAGCAACTATCAGACGCTATCAGCGCTCTGGAAGCCGGAGATATTGACGCGGAGCAGGCCGATATTCTGCGTACCGTGGTGGATCGTGCCGCGGGCATACCAGAGAAAACACCTACTGTTCCTGTATCGTTGCTTCAGAAGAAGCTTGATCTGATTGCGAAGTCACTCTAGTTTTCTGATACGTCGGAGCCGACGATCAGAGTACGTGCGCGGAGCCGCGCCGTTTGTAATCCCTGCGCACTAAATAAATCCATTTAAGGAGAAACAAATGCAGTATTTGAAGCAGCAGATGGAGGCCCGCCAGCAGGCGTGGCACGCTGCTAAGACTCTGCTCGATGCGGCTGCCGCGGAGAACCGTGATCTGTCAGCCGAAGAGGAGCAGTCTTACGCACGCATGATGGCTGATATTGATGAGCGTTCGCAGAAGATCGCTGATCTTCAGGCCGCTGAGTCACGCGCAGCAGCAATCGAAGCAGCGGTTGTTTCCGCTCCTGAGGTTCGCGCTGAGGTTCGCATGGCTGCACCTGAAACCGATTCGGATATTATCCGCCAGTTGGCTATGGGTGAGCGTCGTTCCTTCACGTTCGAGCGTCGTGCACTGAACACTTCGGACGATTCCGCTATCGTTCCGCAGTCGTTCTATGATGTTATTCAGGAGAACTTGCTTTACACTGGCCCGTTCCCGGATAGCAACCTGTTCACTGTCCTGAACACCGCCAGCGGTGAGGATATTAAGGTTCCTGTGGAGTCCACCCGTCCGGTTGGTTCCGCTGTTTCTGAGGGTGCAACTATCGGCACTTCAGAGGGCACCTTCTCCAATGTCACGCTTCGCGCTCACAAGTACGGCACGCTTGTGCTTGTGTCCCGTGAACTGATTGAGGATAGCGGTATTGATCTGGTTCCGTTCTTGGGCCGTCAGTTGGGTGTTGCTCTCGGCACCGCAATCAACTCGGCGCTGACTCTCGGCACCGGAACCGTGGAGCCCGCGGGTATCTCCGCTTCGGCTGGTTCAGGCGTTACTGGTGGCACCGCCGTTAGCGGCGCGTTCACCGCTGACAACCTGATTGATCTGGCTCACAGCATTGATACGGCTTACGCCATGCGCCCGAACGTGGCATGGATGATGAGCCGCGCCACCCTCGGCGCTGTGCGCAAGCTCAAGGACAACCAAGGCGCGTACCTGTACGCTCCTGCCGCTACCGTGGGCAGCCCGGATACCCTCCTCGGCTACCGCATCGCGGAAAACCCGTATGTCGCCGCAATTGGAACCAGTGCAAAGTCCGTACTGTTCGGTGATATGTCCTCCTATCATGTCCGGCAGGTTGGCGGCATTGAGGTTGTGCGTTCGGATGAGGCGTACTTCACTTCGGATCAGGTTGCGTTCCGCGCACTTATCCGCATTGATGGCGCTCTCGGACAATCCGGCGCAGTGAAATACTTCCAGGGTGCTGCTTCTTAGTAGCCTGGAGTAAACGTGCCGGGGCCTTTCGGCGCAGGAGTTAGGCCCCGGCACACCCCCCTGCGAATACCTGCGATGATTGGATTCCCTGCGATGAATCGTGCTGAACGTAGAAGTAAGAGCCGCGTGAAACTTGATCCACTTGCTATTATGTGGTTCAGCAATGCTCCTTGGGCTGGTACTGGTTACGGTACTCAAACCGCTCAGGCGATACGGCATTTCATGGCTGATGGGCATAAGGTGGCGGTTTCCGCTAACTATGGCCTTCAGGCTATGCAAACCATTTGGGAAGATATCCCGATATATCCGATGGGATATGAGCCTTATTCGAATGATGTTCAGTCCTCGAACTTTAAGAATTGGCAGCGGTTAAACCCCGACAGGAAATCCCTGTTCATTACCCTTTTTGATGCTTGGGTATTAAAAGGTAATTTCTGGGATCAGCAGGAAACCGCCATTTGGACGATGGTTGATCATGTCCCTGTACCGCCAGCGGTTATCTCATTCTTGAAGAAACCTACGGTAACTCCAATAGCAGTTACGCAGTTCGGGCTTGAGCAGATTCAACGCCTAGACATTGAGTCGCTTTATGTTCCTATGGCTATTGATACTGAAATGTATAAGCCTACGGAGTTCTTCGATAACGGCACTGAGCGGCTCGCTGGCTGGCAGTTGATGGGCTGGGATGAGGCACATAAGGATCGTTTCACTATCAGCCTGATCAACGCTAATAAGGGCGTGGTTCCTTCCCGTAAAGCGTGGGGTGAGAACCTTCTCGCTTGTTCTATTTTCTTGAAGGATCACCCTGATGCTCAGGTGTATTTGCATACTGAGCGGTACGGGAATATGGGTGGTATTAATCTTGATACGCTGGTGAAAGCGGTTGGGATTAATGAGGATCAGATTCGTTTTGTGAACCAGTACGCGTTCCATACGACTATCCCTAATGAGGCTATGGCTTCGATCTATACGGCCTCTGACGTTCTCCTTGCTTCCACTATGGGTGAGGGTTTCGGGCTTACTGTCCTCGAGGCTGAGTCTTGTGGTACGCGCGTAATCGCTAATAACTTCTCGGCGCAGCCGGAACTTATCGCTGATGGTTGGCTTACTGAGGGCCAACCGTGGTGGGATCCGCAGCAGCTCGCCTGGTTCAATACTCCTTCGGTGCCTAGCATTGTTTCCTGCTTGGAGGAGGCATACGCTAAGGGTAAATCTCGTAGTGATTCGGCCCGCGCGCACGCTGCCCAATATGACTCTGCCCTAGTGTATGAGCAGTATTGGCGGCCTGCTTTGAAAGTTCTCAGCGCATGAAGGTAGCGTGGTTGACGCATCATCTACCCGGCGAGAATAATGCTTCTTGGGCGTTGCCTGGTGATTTCGCTGGCGGCGCTGAGATGTGTGACGCGGCTATGATCGAGCAGAAGCCGGACGGTATTGAGGTGGATTTGCTTCCACCTGATAAATGGGAACAAGCGTTATCCTATGACAGGCTGGTGATTACTGGCACTGATCAACTAACGGATAAAGCATTGTTGGCTTTATCTGAGGTGAAGCCTCTAGTGTGGGTGCATCACGCTCAGGCTCAAACGGCGGATAGGGCTGTGCTGTTTCAGAGGGCTGATCCGTTTGTGTGTATGTCTGCTCTTCATGCTGAGCTTGAAGGTAAGTGGACTGGCACTAGCCCGCAATGGAATCACGGGTTTATTAATCCGCCCGGTATTCATCCTGGCCCTAAGGATGATCACGCTTTGTGGGCTGCGCGTAACCATCCTCAGAAGGGCCTGATGCAGGCCCGCATTTGGGCTTTGAATAACGATATCCCTCTGGTGGAATTAACGAACCAGACGCGTGAATCTGTGCTGGATGCTATGAGCGTGGCCCGCTGGTTCGTGTTTCTGCCTAAGGGTTTCGATGCCTGTCCTCGTACTTTAATTGAGGCTGAACTTGCCGGGTGCGAGATTGTCACGAATGGGCTTGCTGGCCGCCGTGATCCTGGCGATATTCGGGAAGTGTTGCAGCGCCAGATCAATAAGTTTTGGAATTGGCTGTGAGTGTCGGCATAGTTATTGCCTGTTCTAGTTTGTATCGTCACCATTTGCAGCCGCATCTTGATTCGATCATGCGCCTTCAGCGTAAGCCGGATGAAATAACCCTGGTGACTGACGGTGATTTTACTGCGCCAATGATTACCCGAGTTGTGCACATGGATTTACCGTGGTGCCTAGCTGACTGGTATAACGCGGGTGTAGAGGCCACAGAAACCGATTGGGTTGCGTGGAGTGGCGCTGATGATCTTTACCGCCCTACGGCGCTGAATAGCCTTGATAGCGCTACTGCTGATGTTGTCTGCTTCGGCCTGCATTATTCAACTGGGATGAACTGGTTACCTCAGGGCATCACCCCTGAAGCGATTCTGAAACTTGAAACTAATCTGATTACGTGCGGTTCACCTTTCCGCCGGAAACTGTGGGAAGAGATTCCATTTCAGGCTGAGGTTGCCCCAGTTGAGGATTGGGGTTTCTGGGTTGGGTGCGCGTTGCAGGGTGCCCGCTTCGAGTCTGCTCACCAGATTGATATTGATTACGCGCATGGGCCAGATCACCTGGCACCTGATTTGAATAACAGCCGGGAACTTATCCGGGCCTGGTTGAATAAGAGGAGTTCTAGTGGCAATCAATAACGGCTATGCCACCTTGACTGAGATTAAGGCTGCCGCGCGCATCCCTGTCTCAGATACCGTGGATGATTCACTTCTTGAGTCTGCTATTGAATCTGCTTCGCGCCTAATTGATCAGCATTGTGAGCGCCGCTTCTTCACGAACGGCACAGAAACTAGGGTTTACGCTACGCACGATTACTACTGGTGCGATATTGATGACGTTGCTGGTACGGCAATAACCATCAAAACGGCTAGTAACCTTGATCGTATCTATGATCAGACTTGGGCCGCCACCGATTACCAGCTCGAACCTGTGAACCGTATCCAGGCTGGGGTTGCTTTCCCTGTTACACGTATCCGCGCCGTAGGTGATTACCTGTTTACGCCTTCAAGTGAGACTACGGTTGAGGTTACTGGCGTGTTCGGGTTCGCTACCGCTGTGCCTACTCAGGTGAAGCAAGCCACAATCATTGAGGCACTCAGGCTCTATAAGCGCCTTGATAGCCCACTAGGATTTGCCGGGTTCGGTGACATGGGCGTGGCTAGGGTTTCTTCTCGCATTGATCCTGACGTTGCCATGCTGCTTTCCCAGTTTCGTAAGCAAGCTCCTGGTGTGGCATGAGTTCCATAGGTGACATGCGCGAAGGTATCGCCGCGAACCTTTCCACGATTAGTGGGCTGCGTACCTCCTGGTATGTGCCGGACGATCCTAAGCCACCTATCGCCGTGGTTCTACCGGATAACGTCCGTTACGATGTGGCTTTCCGCCGCGGCCTCGATCAATACACTTTCTTTGTTTTCGTTATCGTCGGGCGCGTCAATGAACGCACCGCACAATCTTTAATTGATAGTTACTGTGATCCGTCCGGTTCCTCATCAATTAAGGCGGCTATCGAATCGGATCGTACCCTTGGCGGTGCGGCCTATGATTGCCGTGTTGAAGAACTCCGTAATTACACTGCGCAAACTATTGCGGAGGTAACGTATCTCACTGCCGAATGGGTTGTGAGTGTTTTCGCTCAATAAGGAAGGGCAATAACTAATGGCTACTTTCGTTGCCAAGGATTATGTAATCACCATCAATGGCGGGACTGTTTCGGGTTCTTGCGCTGCCGTCACACTTACCGCTAACGCTGATGACACGGAAACCACTGCTTTCGGTGATGACTGGCGTACTCGTATTGGCGGTTTAAAATCAGGTTCAGTTTCGTTCTCATTTCATCAGGACTTTGGTTCTGGCGGCATTGATTCCGTTTTCTGGCCTCTTCTCGGTGCTATAGGTACTGTCACCATCAAGCCAGGTACCGCCGCCGTAGGTGCCACTAACCCGCTCTACTCTGCCGAGTTCCTCGTTACCACTTGGAGCCCGTTCGCTGGTGCTGTCGGTGATCTCGCTACCGTTGATGTGGAGTTCCCCATCTCCGGTGAAATCACCCGCGGTACGACTGCTTAACAACCATTCATAAACCCTCTCTTAGGAGTGTCCTGCGATGATGCGTATTGCCCTTACTGTTGAGTATGCCGACGGATCGGGGGCGGAGGTTACCGCCTCTGCCCCTGATCTAGTCGCGTTTGAACGCAACTTCGATACCTCGATGACTGTGTTCGGCGCGAATCCACGTATCGAATACGTGTTGTGGATTGCGTGGCATACGTTGAAGCGGAATGGGAAAACGTCCGAGGATTTTGAGAAGTGGATGGAGAACGTTGATTCTGTCCAGTTCGGAGATACCCCGGAATAATCCCGCTAGGTGAGCAGTCTGCTCATTGGCTTATCGCTCATCTAGCGTATGAATGGAAGGTTGCCCCGAGTCAGCTCTTCAATGAGTCGCCTCGAATGTTGGCTACCATGTACCGCTACCTGCACTGGCGGAGTGTTCAAGCGAACAAGGTTGTGAGGGCAGGTAAGCGTGGCTAATCCTCAGGTTGTTGTTAGCGGCCTTAAAGAAACTATGCAGATTCTTAAGGCTGCTGATGCGGAATATTCAAAGCATATTCGGAGCAGGATTAATACGGCTTCTACGCGCGTGTTGAAGGCTGCCCGTGATGATGTGCCTAGCGGCAATGCTTTGAGTAACTGGGGTGCCTGGAATTATTCTTACACCTATAAGCGTGGTTCTAGGCGTGGGCAGAACGTAAACCGGGGCCTCGACTTCTCTGGTAGCGATGTTCAAAAGAATATGAAGAAGTCACGCGCCAATATGCGTAAACGCGGATATAACGTCTCTAACTATCTTGCGTTGATTTCTAATGATCCTGCTGGCATTGTCTGGCAGACGG